AATATAGTGCAGCAATTACAGGAAATGAAGATGTTGCAATAACAGTTGCAGTTGATGGTGGTGATTTTGTAGATTGTTAATACTTTTTATTTTTCATCTGTTAAATATAGATGGCATTCAATAATTTAGCAAAGCAGGTTTTAGAAAACGGTGGTAAGATATATCCACTAACTTTCCCTACACAAAAGAAAACAGCATTATTTAATCCCTCTATTTTAGTTAAAGATGATAGAGTATGGATTAATGTTAGGCATTGCCAATACACACTCATTCATACAGATAGTAAATGGGAAAGTAGATGGGGCCCACTTATTTACTTAAATCCAGAAAACGATATCACTCTAACCACAACTAATTTTTTATGCGAGTGGAAAGATGGTGAATTATTAAATCCAACCCAAATTGATACTTCATTTTTAGATGTAAAACCTCAATGGGAGTTTGTTGGTTTAGAGGATGCAAGATTAGTGGATTGGAATAATAAACTATATCTTACAGGCGTTAGAAGAGATACTGAAACTACTGGCATTGGTAGAATGGAATTATCTGAAATCAATAACTACAAAGAGGTTAAACGATTTAGAATACCAACTCCAAATAATAAAGAAAGTTATTGTGAAAAGAATTGGATGCCTATTTTAGACACACCATTCCATTATGTAAAGTGGTGTAATCCTGTTGAGATAGTTAAAGTAAATCCTGGCGGAGATACAGAGCAGGTATTCTTAGGAAAACCCATAGATGGTATAAATGATATGAGAGGTGGCTCACAAGTAATTAGTATTGGTGAGCATAGATTTTGTATAGTGCATGAAACATGGTATTGGAGAAATAATCAAAATAATAAAGATGCAACATATAGGCATAGAATACTTTGCTTTGATAATGATTGGAATATAATACACAAAACCATTCCATTTAATTTTATGAGTGGATTGATAGAGTTTTGTTGTGGGTTAGCAGAGTATAAGGATAAAATACTTATCACATTTGGATATTCAGATAATTCAGCTTATCTATTGGAACTACCAAAGGATTACTTTCTAAAATTAGTTTATGCAGGAATTGAATAATTACATATTAAACCCATATGGTGAAAAAGAAGCATGGGAATTAGCGGAATGGTATTACAATAGAGAGGATTATGCAGGTAGTGTTTCATTTTATGTTAGAGTTACAGAAGTAAGTAAAGATGATTTACTTATCTACAAATCTTTAATAAAAGTAGGTTTATGTTTATATAAGCAAGGTTGGAGGAGCACATATGTAAAGGGATATCTCCTACACGCTATATCACTCTTACCAAAAAGACCTGAGGCATACTTTTTATTAGCAAAACAATATGAGGAAAATAAGGAATGGCAAGAATGTTATACTTACTGTGAAATTGCGGAAACCGTATGTGATTTTGAATTACAACCATTAACTGAATTAGAATATGTAGGTAAATGGGGATTTATGTTTGAAAAAAGTGTAGCAAGTTGGTGGATGGGTAGAGAAAAAGAGAGTATAGATATATCAACCTATCTTTATGAGAATGTAGAAATGCCGGATGCTTATAAAAAAGCAGTAGAGGGGAATATCCGTTTAATATATGGAACATTAGATTACTCAAAACCAACCTATAAAGATAACTACTCACAAGCATTTCAGGACAGATTTGTATTATTAGCAACAGATTATAAAAAGGATGGTAAGTATTTAGAAATAGGCGCATATCACCCATACGAACATTCTAATACCTACCTGTTGGAAAGGGATTACAATTGGAAAGGTATTTCATTAGATATAAACCCAAAGAGTGTAATAAACTTTAATGGTAAACGATTTAATGAGTGCATAGAAGCAGACGCAACTAAATTTGATTATAAACAAAAAATGGATAGTTTAGGTTGGGGTAGAGATTGGGATTATCTGCAATTAGATTGTGAGCCAGCTGCAAATACATTTTTAGCACTTATGCAAATACCATTTGAAGATTACCGATTTAGAGTAATTACTTATGAGCATGATTGGTATTGTGAAAAGAATATATATAGGGATAAGAGCAGAAAATATTTACAAAGTATGGGATACGAATTAGTTGTTTCAAATGTTTCAGTTGATGATAACTCACCTTTTGAGGATTGGTGGTTACATGCAGAACTAATAGATAAGGATACTATTGAAAAATTAAAGAGTATTAAAGAAATAAATCAAATAAAAAAGTGGATTTTTGATTACATATAAAATATGTGGTGTTAAAGACTATAAAACCCAATTTATATATGAACTCAAAAAGCGTATTAAATAGAATTATGGCTTTGTTATCAGTTGATAGTGAAGTAATAGAATTAACAGAAGCAAAAACCAGAGATGGTGCTATCTTACAATCTCCAACTTTTGATGTAGGAGAAAAAGTAGAAGTAATTTCAGAAGATGGTTCTAAATCATTAGCTCCAGATGGAGAACATGAGATTTCATTAAGAGACTCAGAAGGTAAAAAAGTAATTATCAAAATCGAAACCAAAGATGGTGTGATTACTGAGAGAGAGAATGTAGAATTAAAGGATGAAAAATCTGAAGAGGAAGATATGGAAAAGAAAATGGACGAAGAGGTAGTTGATAAAAAAGCAGACGAAGAAAAATTCGCAGATGCAACTACTGAAGAAGCTAAATCTTTACCTAATACAACTGCAGAGAGTGATGCAAATGAAGTAAAAGAAGACTCACAAAAAGATGAGCCAATAATGAAACTTTCTTATAGAATAGATGAGTTGGAAAAGAAAATAAAAATGATGGAAGACAAATTTGGTTCAGCTTACCCACCAGAGGGAGCAGAAGTTTCATCATTAATGCCAGCAGATATTAAAATGGCTAAAGTAGATCCTGACGAAGAGGAAGAAGAAGAGGAATTACCAAAATTAGATGGTGCTCCATTAGAACAAATAGCTAAATTTGCAGCAGAAAACAAAAATAACTTTGGTAAAAAAGTAGAAAACTCACAATCTTCTTTCTTATCTAAACTTTATAGATAAAATTATTATAAACAAAAAATTATTTTCACAAATGAAAAAATTACAAAACTTTACTCAACCTTCAATCACCTCTACATACGCTGGTGAATTTGCAGGGCAATATATTGCAGCTGCATTGTTGAGTGCAAAAACTTTGGATAACAAGTATGTAACTATCCATCCAAATGTGAAATTCAAAGAAGTAATCCAAAAGATTGCAGTAGCAAACATCGTAAACGATGCTTCTTGTGATTTCACAACTTCAGGCTCTGTTACTTTAACAGAAGCTGTATTAACTCCAAAAGAGTTGCAAGTAAACTTAGAATTGTGTAAGGAACAATTCGTTCAAAGCTGGGAAGCTTTACAATTAGGCTACTCTGCATTTGATACAATTCCAAAATCATTCAATGATTATTTGATTTCTTATGTAGGTGGTATTGTAGCTCAGGCAACTGAAATTTCTATTTGGCAAGGTAACAACGCAACAAACGGTCAATTCGGCGGTTATGAATTAGCGTTATCTGCATCAGTAGCAGGAGCAACTGGTGTTATCGCAGCAGGTGGAGCAACTCCAATTAGTGGATCTATCACTTCAGCAAATGTATTATCTAAATTAGATACAATAGTTAACTCTATCCCTAACGCAGTTTATGGTAAAGAAGATTTATTATTGTATGTAGGAACAGGTGTAGCAAAAGCTTACCAACAAGCATTAGCAGGTGGAGCAGTAGGTGCAAATGGTTGGAACAATCAATTAAATGTTGGTGAAAAACCATTTAACTTCAATGGTATTGAAATCGTATTGTGTCCTGGTATGAGTGACAACAAAGTTGTTGCAGCACAAAAATCAAACTTACACTTTGGAACTGGCTTGTTGTCAGATTATAACGAAGTAAGAGTATTGGATATGGCTAACATTGATGGTTCACAAAACTATCGTATCATAATGAGATATACCGGTGGAACAACTGTGGGTATCTTATCTGATGTTGTTTACTACGGAGCATTCTAATTAATAACTTAAAAAAACTAAAACACTATGGCTTGTAACTTATCATTAGGTAGACAAGAAGTTTGTAAGGAAAGTGTAGGTGGTTTGCAGGGTGTATATTTCTTAAATTACCCTTCTTCTTCTTACGACCCAACCTTTACATTTGCTAACGGAGAAGTAACTGCTTTTCCTTCTAGCTCAGTTGTCTATTTTTATCAACTTAAAGGCAATAGTGCTTATACTGAGACCGTTAACTCAAGTAGAGATAATGGAACAACTTTCTTTTCACAAGAATTAACTTTGAACTTAAAGAAGTTGACTCCTGAAATGACAACTCAAATGAAGTTAATGGCTTACGGCAGACCAGTTGTAATCGTTTGGACAACAAATGGTGAAGCATTGGTAGCTGGTTTAACAAAAGGATGTGATGTAACCGCAGGAACAATACAAACAGGTGCAGGTTTAGGTGATTTATATGGATATAGTATTACACTTACCGGTTTAGAACCATTGCCAGCACAGTTTATATCAGGCTCAACTTCAACTAATCCTTTCGCTTCAGTTGGAAACGCACCAACAGTCGTAACAGGTAGTGCAGCTTAATCAGTAAGCACGATTGAAATAAATAATTAGGGTATTCGTAATGAATACCCTTTTTTTATTTAATAATAACTATTATGAGTAAATGTGGTGTTAAAGATAGGAAAACATACAGATAATGCTTACCTATATACTATCAGGCAGTAATCAATATACATTAAGAACAGAACCAACTGCATCTTCACAATTTACAATGTCTTTGCAGGATATGACTGAGTTAACTAACTCAACCGCATCTTTGAGTGGTATTACATATAACGGATACGAAAGTATGTTGAATTTTACTGCAAGTATAGTGAGTGCGAGTGCAGGGCAAGAGTTTAGAGCAATATTATTAAATGGAACAACTGAAATATGGCATGGTAGTGTGCAAGTATTTAGTTCACAATCTCAAGATACAAAGAATTATATAAACCAAATTCCTTTGGATGATAAGTTTGTATCTAATGTATCAACAAACGAATATATAATTTTATAAAATGGATAAGAAAATTAACCAACAGTTTTCAATTGTTAACTTAGGAACACAAGATTTACCTCAGATATTTGAGGATACTAAAACACGATATCAATGGGTGCCATTCGGAGTATTTGGACAAGATGATTTTTTCCAAGCAATGACATTAGCTTATAATACTTCTACAACAAATGCAGCATGTGTTGAAGGTTTAGCAGATTTAATATATGGTAAAGGATTGTATTCTAAGAATGAGGAATTAAACAAACAAATACAAAAGATAATTCCACAAGAGGAAACTAAAAGAGTAGCATTTGATTTGAAACTCTATGGTAATGCAGCATATCAAGTATATTGGAATGATGACCACACTCAAATTCGTAAGATGTATCATGTTCCTGTTCAATATCTAAGAGCAGAAAAGATTTATCAAAATCCAAAAATTGAGAATTATTATTATTGTTCTGATTGGCATGACCAGAGAGCAGTTAGAAATAAACAAAAGATACCTGCGTTTGGAACTACATTGGAAAAGATGGAAATACTTTATATAAAAAATTATTCACCAAATCTTTATTATTATAGTTTACCTGATTGGGTTTCAGCAATGCAATTCTCATTTGTGGAAGCAGAATTGAGTAATCTACATTTGAATAATATTGAAAATGGTTTCCTTCCAGCAGTAATGGTAAACTTTAATAACGGAATGCCAGCACCAGAGGAAAGACAAACTATTGAGGATTTAATTCAAGCTAAGTTTACAGGCACTAAAAATGCAGGTAGATTTATGTTATCATTCAACGATGATCCTGCAACAAAACCAACAATTGATGTAATTAATATAGATAACTTACACGAAAAATATTCATATGTTGCAGAATATGCACAAGACCGTATATTGGTAGCACATAGAGTAACCTCACCACTCCTTTTTGGTATTAGAGATAAAGGAAATGGTTTCTCATCTCAAAGTGAAGAAATGAAAACTGCATTCTCTATTTTGCAAACAATGACAATCTCTCCATTCCAAAATTTAATCTTAAACGCATTAGATATGGCATTAACTGAAGGTGGTATAGAGGATGCTGAATTATACTTTGATCAGTTAACTCCATTGGCAATCTTAGCAGAACAAGCTGAGGATACAAATAAAACAATTGATGAAGTAGCAGATGATACTAACAAAGAAATGGAAAATCCGGCAACAACTGAAGATAGTGAAGACCAAACTACAACTGATATCAATAGACCAACAGATGGTGGAGTAAGAGGTAGAAGTGGGCCTGGTGAAGAAACAACTATTATCAATGCATCATCAGCATTTTTTGAAAAAGAATA